TATCGGTGAGGATTAACAGCCCCGGCGGTGATGTGTTCGATGGTTTCGCCATCTATAACCTTCTTAACCAGCACGAAGGCAAAGTTACAGTCTACGTGGATGGATTAGCGGCCTCTGCTGCCTCTGTGATCGCGATGGCCGGTGATGAAATCGTTATGGCTGACAACGCCTTAATGATGATTCATGACCCTTGGACGATGAGCGTGGGCAATGCAGCGGAGATGAGAGAAACAGCCTCTTTGCTGGACAAGATATCGGGATCAATCCTGACAACCTACCTCAGCAAATCAAACCTCGAAGCGGCTGATATTACTCAGAAGATGAAAGACGAGAGTTGGTTTAACGCAGTTGAGGCGGTGGAGTTTGGATTTGCAACCTCGATAGCCTCTGAGAGCGCGCAGACAATTGCCAACACTGCTAAACCCTGGATTAGAAACATGCCAGCACCTGAAAAGGCTAGCGATGATGAAGACAAACAGAGTGCTTGGAGGCTTGCGGCTAATCGCCGGAGACTCGCACTCATTAACTAGAATTTGGGCAGACGCCCTTATGCCGTGATTTTCGCAGCCGCATCAATCACACCCAAACAGCCGCTTAATTGCGGTTTTTTTTCGACCTTAAAAAAGGTAATTATTATGAAAGATGTTAATGATCTTTTGTTTGAGCGCGGCCAGATCGTGGATCAGATGAAAATACTCACCGATAAAGTTGAAGGCGAAAGCCGCGATTTTAACTCCGATGAACAGACTCAATACGATGCAATGTTCTCTGACCAGTCGAGCTTGAAAGTTCGCGCTGACCGGATGCACAAAGAATCGGAGATACTGTCGGAAATCAACGCAAATGTTGGTACTCGTACTAAACCTGTCACTGAGGCGGATCAAGGCGCTGGCTTTGCTGCCAAGTCTTACAGCAATGCATTCGATACGTATACGAGAGTTGGCCAGAGCTCGCTTTCTCACGATGTACTAAACGCTTTGCAAGTGGGTACAAATTCAGAGGGCGGCTTTGTTGTCCCTACCGAGTTTGAAACCATGCTGACCGAGTACCTACAGGATATTAACGAGATTCGCTCGTTGGTTAATGTCATCTCCACGGCGTCTGATCGCAATATCCCCGTAGAAAGCACTCTGGGTGTAGCGACCTGGACAGCAGAAGAAGCGGCTTATACCGAATCTGACGCGGCGTTTGGGCAAGTGGTGCTGAGTTCTCATAAACTGGGAACCATTATCAAGGTATCGGAAGAGCTTTTGGCTGATTCGTTCTTTGATATGCCTAGCTACCTTGCAGGTAACTTCGCAAAACGCTTTGGCATTGCTGAAGAAGCTGCTTTTGTTGCTGGTGACAACAGTGGCAAGCCTAACGGCATTGTTCAAGGTTCCGGCCTTGGCGTGACTGCTGCGGGTGCTGACGCGATTACCTCTGACGAGTTGATTGATCTTTATCACTCAGTGCCTCGCCAGTATCGAGGAAATGGCACATGGCTCATGGCAGATGCAACCGTGAAGCTGATTCGGAAGCTGAAGGATGGCGACAGTCAGTATATGTGGCAGCCAGGACTTCAAGCGGGACAGCCTGACAGGATTCTAGGCCAGCGCCTGGTGACTTCTGTTGCAGTTCCTGCGGCTACCAGCGGCCTCAAGTCGATTGTCTTTGGTGATATGTCCGGTTACACGGTTGCGGATCGACAAGGGACTGTTGTGCAGCGTCTTAATGAGTTGTATGCGGCTGCTGGTCAAGTTGGGTTCCGCGCTTATCGTCGAATGGACGGTGAGACTGTGGACGCAACGGGTATCAAGCACTTAATCCAAGCTTAACGGCTAAAAAATGGACGGGGAGGGGGCAACTTCTCTCCGCATTTCCGCATGATCAAATTATTAGTTTCTATGTCCAGCGATAATTATTCCTATTCGCCTGGAGAAAAAGTTTCCCTCGATGCAGATCACGAAAAACGGATGATTGAATCTGGTCAAGCAGAGGAAGTTAAGGCCGAAAAGCCCAGCAAGAAGACCGCGAAGGGGAAGTAAGTGGAAGCGTACTCTCTCAGCACTGTAACCCCTGCCGCGACCGCTGTGGTTTCTCTAGTTGACGCTAAAAGCCACCTTGTTGTAGACCACTGCGACGATGACAAGATGATAGAGCGTTTGGTAAGAGCGGCGACAACCTGGGTCGAGCGCAGGATTGCCAGAAACCTCGCAAAGACTGTGTTTTTGGTTCAGTACTATGGTTTCAGCGATGTTATTACCTTGCCTCGCGGCCCTGTTCAAGAAGTGGTCTCTATTACCTACCTTGATTCAGACAACGCAGAGCAAACCTTAGCGAGCAGCCAGTATGAGCTAGATGCCCCTCAAGGGGTTATACGTCCAGCTTACGATATTGTTTGGCCCGATACGGTGAATCACTGGAGTGCGGTGCGCGTTACCTATGCAGCAGGCTACTACGACTCAACAGCCTCGCCTTTGTATGAAGACAGCGCTATTCCTGATGATCTTAGATCAGCGGTTCTCCTGGTTCTCGGTGATCTATACGAGCACAGAGAAGCGAAGCAAGACATGCAACTTTATGGAAATGACACGGTAGAGATGCTGGTTGAGCAATACCGGATCATTACTTTATGAAGGCGGGAAGACTGCGCCATAAGGTGACACTTCAAGCCCAGGCAACAACCGTTGATTCATTTGGTGCGCCTAATAATACCTGGAGCACGATTGCGGTACGCAGGGCGAGCATCGAGCCTTTGATGGGCAAAGAGTATTACGCCAACTCTGGCGAGCATTCCGAATTAACCACGCGCATAAGATTGCGTTTTGATTCCACGATATCTGATTTAAGACCTTTCGACCGCGCTGTTGATGCGTCTGGCGCAACAGATGTTGTCTACGATATTCAATCAGTGCAAAACCCGCGAGAGGGAGACCGGGAGATGGTCTTGATGTGTACTCGAAGTGGGTAAACTCGATAACAGTGAGATGTTGGGTTTTGATCAGCTCAATAAAGGACTAAAAGCACTACAGCCAAAAAAACAAGTTCGCGCCATACGTAACGCTGTTAGAGCCGCTATGAAGCCTGTGGAGCAAGAAGCAAAAGCAACTGTGCCAAAGGGTGATGTACCGCATAAAACCTACAAGGGGCGGCTGGTGGCTCCAGGCTTTGCGTCAAGAAGCGTTCGCAGGCTTTCGTTTGTATCTAAAGATAAATCTAAGTTTTCCGGCGTTGTCGGCGTGAGGGCCGAGGCATTCTACGCGGTGCAGTTCTGGGAGTGGGGGTCTTATGGTATTAAGCGAAAGCCTTGGTTATCGAATGCTATGGATAGGCGCAGAAAAGAGGCGGGTGAGCTACTGCGCCGAGAATTAAAGAAAAAAATCATCGATCAGGCGCTGAAGAAATGATTCAAGAAGATATCTACACACTGCTAGCTAACGATGCTGGAGTTGGCGCACTAACGTCCAGAATTTACCCCATCTCTGGGCCTCAAGAGACCGCGTTTCCGGTGATCGTTTACGCACGAATTAACAGTAGGCGCGATACTAACTTTGACGAGGTTGAAGACTTTGTAAGAAGCACTTTTATGATCGATAGCTATTCAGAAACCTATGCAGAGTCTGCGGCACTTTCTGAGGCTGTCAGAGCAGCAATCAACAACCACACCAGCACAAGTATCCACTTGATTAAGCTGGATTCAGCAAACGATATTTTTGAAAGTGAAACCGATCTTTTCCGAGTCTCGCAAAATTACGAGATTTGGCACACCGAAACTTAACGCGCATTCCGCGCACCACACAAGCCGCCTTCGGGCGGTTTTTTTATGTCCGAAGATGGAGTAATAAATTATGTCTAGCGCATTTCTGAACGGAGTTACAATCAAGTACTCAGCCGATGATACTACTTACGCTGTGGTTCCAGAGGTAAATAGCTTTGATGGGTTGGGCAAGACAAACCCTCTTGTCGATGTAACTAGCTTCGATAGTACGGGTCGCGAATATATCGCGGGACTGGCTGACGGTAAAGAAATCACAATGGAATGTAACTATGTTCCAGCTAACGTGGTGCAAAATGCCCTCGAAACGATTGTGAATAGCGGTACTAACGGCTATTTGGAAATAACAATTACTGACGGAACAACCACGGACGTATTCACCTTCCAGATGGTTCCTTTAGAGTGGATGATTGGCCCAAGCTTTGAAGATAAGAACACGAGAAACTTTGTGTTTAAAATCACTGGCGCAATCACTAAGTCGTAATGAGTAAAGACAAGCTGCTAGCCAGCGCGAGCTACATCGAGGAGGTTTTTACCTCTGGCGATTCTCGGTTTACTTTGAGGGAGTTATCGCTCGCCCAACGGCGAGCGGTACTGAATGCCAGCGAAGAAAATTACCCTGCGGAAATAATCGCAGCTCTTGCGGTGGCGTTCTCTTGCTCAGAGTTTAACGAGGATGATGTTGAGCGGATCGTTGAAGAGATGAGTCCAGAAATTCTGGTGGCTGTTAGCCAAAGAGTTTTGGAAATGTCTCAGATGGTTAAGGGGGCAAAGGACAGCGCAAAAAAGCCCTTCGCTCCCAGTCGGAAAGGCGCTTTGCTTTCCAGTTGGTTCTTGCCCTGGGTTACAAAACGGTTCAAGAACTAGAAGAAACAATGTCATCTCGTGAGTTTGTCGAGTGGCTAGCGTATTACGAGCTAGAGCCGTTCGGCCCTATGCGGGATAATATTCACTCTGGGCAAATTGCATCGTTAATTTACAACTCTAATCGTCAGAGGTCTAAGCCTGCGCTTGGCCCTTCTGACTTCCTATTAAAAGATCAGGTTGCTCAAAAAGATGAGGGGACTAAGAACTTTCTCTCACTCATTCGTGCCGCTGCTGAAGAAAAGGTTCACTAATGACTGATCTGGCTAAACTAGTTGTAAAGCTTGAGGCTCAGACCGCGAAGTACCAGCGCGACCTTGAGAAGGCTACCGGCAAGCTCGATAAATTCGCCAAGAACACCAAGAAATCGATCAGCGGTATTAAAGTCGCTTTTGGTGGGTTGGCGTTTGGCGCTGTTATTCGCAAGATGGCTCAGGCTACCGCCAAGCAAGAACAGGCACTTGCACAGCTTGAAGCGGGTTTAAAATCGACTGGCAACGCGGCTGGATTTTCTAAAGATCAGCTCGTTAAGTATGCCGAGGAATTGCAAAAAGCTACTACATTTGGTGATGAGGATATTATTAGCGGTTTATCTAAGTTAACCACTTTTACGAGTATTACTGGCGATGTGTTTAATAGAACCACGCAGGCGGCTCT